CTGCTACTGTTTATGACAGTTATCAATACGCAGGTACTAACAATCTAATTAATAACTTAGAATTTTTTGTATCATTAAATACAGCTACGTATTACTTAGAAGTTAGTGCTTACAATCCAATCGGAAGTGTAATTACTAATTTAACTTATTCATATAACATATTGTTTTAATGTTTAAAACCGAAACAGACGAAAGATTTCATCTTTGGTTTGAATTTAGAAAAAGCCTAGAGGTTAGCCAAGATCCGTTTCAGGATGTAGTTGACTTTTGGGACCAGGCGCCTCGCATCCCACATAACCATTTAATTGATCCCTATTTTGATCGACAGTGGCCAACACCTTGGGAAATAATCGAACGTAACAAGTATGATGATTTTACCTTAAGCCTCATGATTGGTTGGTCATTATTAATGACAGATCGGTTTAAAAACACTCCTATAGACATCAAGATACTCATTGACGATACATCAAAAAGAGCATATAATATTGTTAGTGTTAATAATGAATGGGTATTAAACTTCCACGATCACCTAGTGGTGCCAGCTAATTCTATACCTAGTTTATACAGGGTAGAAAATGTAGTGCCTCTAAAACAACCGAGGTAAATATCAGTTCCAGCAAAAAGAATAAACGTTGGAGGCCGTGCCTCTAACAAAATAATAATTACAAATATAGGTGAAGCATGATTACAGTTGTTAAACGAAGTGGAGAAAGAGTTCCACTGGACATTAGCAAAATACAGAGACAGGTAGCACACGACTGTAAGGGCATAGATGGAGTTAGTCCGTCAATGATTGAGATTAAAGCTCAAATTGAATTGCACGATGGAATGACTACTAAAACAATCGATGAACTGTTGTTAAAGGCAATGGTTGATTTAATCGATGAAACAGAAAATCCAGAAATAAACAACACTAACTATCAATACGTGGCAGGCCGACAAAAAGTGTCAATGTTACGTAAAGAAGTATATGGATCCTACACCCCTCCACGTTTATACGACATAGTTAAGAAAAATGTAGACGCCGGTATGTACACTACCGAGCTTTTAAATTGGTACACTGAAGAAGAATGGAACATTATAGATCTATTCATCGATCACGCTAAGGATGAAGAGTATACCTATGCGGCCATTGCACAGCTAGCAGAAAAATATCTAGTGCAAAATCGTGCCACTGGCCGAATTTATGAAACTCCTCAAGTACGTTACGCAGTTGCCGCGGCAACAGCCTTCCACAACGAACCTAATGATAAGAGATTAAAATATGTTAAAGAATACTACGAGTGTGCAAGTGCTGGACACTTTACACTTGCAACACCAGTGCTTGCTGGCCTGGGTACTACCACTAAACAGTTTTCTAGTTGCGTACTCATTAGCTCAGATGACACTCTTGACTCAATATTTGCCGCAGGCGAAATGATGGCTAAGTATGCCAGCAAACGTGCAGGCATTGGATTAGAGATTGGACGTATCCGCCCACTCGGCGCCCCTATACGAAATGGAGAAATCAAACATACAGGCATGATTCCATTTTTAAAGAAATGGTTTGCTGACTTGCGTAGTTGCAGTCAAGGCGGTATCCGTAATGCAAGCTGTACAGTTACTTTTCCCATCTGGCATGCACAGTTTGAAGACCTTATTGTACTAAAGAATAATCAAGGTACTGAGGAAACTCGAGTACGCCAAATGGATTATAGTGTAGTAGTTAATAAGATGTTTTGGAATCGTTATCGCAACGGCGAGACTATGACATTGTTTGATCCAAGTGAAGTTCCGGACTTATATGAAGCGTACTACAGGGACAGTAAAGAATTTGAAACCCTATATCTAAAGTATGAACAAGATAAGACGAAGAAAAAGAAAGTGGTATCGGCGGATGAGATATTCAAAAATGGTATCCTTAAGGAACGTACTGACACTGGCCGCATCTACCTTGTTAACATTGACAACGTTATTAACCAAGGCCCGTTTGATACCCGCCTTGATCCAATATATCAAAGCAACCTCTGCCAAGAAATCTTATTGCCAACAAAACCATTCCAACGAATTGAGGACCCCGAAGGCCGGATTGCTCTTTGCACTCTTGGCTCAATAAATTGGGGCGCATTTCGTAACCCACAAGAGATGCGCAAAGCGTGTCGTGTGTTAGTGCGTAGCCTAAGCAATCTATTACAGTATCAAGACTTCTTGTCAATCCAAAGTAAACTTGCAAACACAGACTTTGAACCACTAGGTGTTGGCATAACCAATCTAGCTTATTGGCATGCTCGAAAGGGTTACAGGTACGGAGAAGCTGATGCATTGGCAGAAGTCAAAAGATGGATGGAACACCAAGCGTATTTCTTAACTGAAATGAGTGTCGAGCTTGCCCAAGAAAAAGGGCCATGCGGACGTAGTCAGTACACTTATTATGGCCAGGGAATATTTCCTTGGGAACGCCGTGCTACAGGCTCAAATGAACTAACTGACTTTACTCCTAGTGGTAATTTAGATTGGGAGGGGTTACGTGCAAAACTTTTGCAATACGGAATACGCAACGCTACATTAATGGCTGTTGCACCAGTTGAATCTAGTTCAGTAGTTTTAAATAGTACCAACGGTATTGAAATGCCGATGGAACTTATTAGTGTAAAAGAATCTAAGGCAGGATCCTTTGTACAGGTTGTACCAGAGTATCATAGATTAAAAAACAAATATCAAATGATGTGGGATCAAAAGGACTGTGTTGATTACTTAAAAACATCTGCGGTATTAGCGGTGTATATTGATCAGAGCTTATCTACAAATACATTTTATAATCCGGCACATTTTTCAGGCGGCAAGGTTCCTGGAACTTTAATTGCTAAAAATTTAATGTTAGCTTATAAGTGGGGTTTAAAAACTGTATACTACAGTTTAATTAACAAAGTTGGTGCAAAATTAAGTGTAACTGCAACTCAATCTATTCCTGTCCTGCATGGCGAACCTATAACTATATACACAGACGAAGAAGACTGCGAGGCATGTAAATTATGAGTAAAGCACAATACAATTTAACAAAACAAACAAACTACCTTAAACGCAAGATGTTTTTGGATCCAGAAGGTCCGGTAACAGTACAACGTTTTGAAGAAGTCAAATATCCAAAGATTGCCAAGTTTGAAGAACTAGCACGTGGCTTCTTCTGGGTACCGGAAGAGATTAGTCTTACTAAAGATAAAATGGATCACAAGGATTCAAGCGATGCTGTTAAACACATCTTTACTAGTAACTTGCTTAGACAAACTGCATTGGATTCAATCCAAGGCCGCGCACCCAATCAAGTATTCAGTCCTGTTATTAGCATTCCTGAACTTGAAGCCCTAGTAAGCAATTGGAGCTTCTTTGAAACTAACATTCATAGTAAGTCATACAGTCATATTATTCGTAATGTGTATGGTGTGCCTAAGGAAGAATTTAACAAGATCCACGATACAAAAGAAATTGTGGAGATGGCCGCTAATATTGGTCGGTATTACGAAGACCTTCATGTATTAAATTGTAAAAAAGAATTAGATATTGAAGTACCACTGCACGAACACAAGAAAGCAATTTGGTTGGCATTACATGCGAGCTATGCACTTGAGGCACTCCGGTTTATGGTATCATTTGCTACTAGTCTAGCAATGGTTGAAAATAAAATCTATATTGGTAACGGCAATATTATTAGTTTAATCCTGCAAGATGAAATCCTACACGCAGATTGGACAGCTTGGTTGATTAACAACGTAACCAAAGACGATCCAGATTTCCTATCTATTGAGGAAGAATGCAAAGAAGAAGTATATGCAATGTACTTAGATGTTATACGTGAAGAAAAAGAATGGGCAGACTACTTGTTTATCAAAGGACCTGTAATTGGACTTAATGCTACGATTCTAAAAGACTTTGTTGATCACACAGCATTTGTTCGTCTCAAAGAAATTGGTATTAAGTATGCCGAAGAACATCCACGTAGCAGTCCGATTCCTTGGTTTAATAAACATGTGAACATCAATAAAAAACAATCAGCACTACAAGAAACCGAATCAACAAATTATGTTATCGGCGTTATGAGTGATAGTGTGTTGTACGACGAATTACCAGAACTATAAAGGAAAAAAAATGAAAGCGATTGTATGGAGTAAAGATCAATGCCCCTTTTGTGTACAAGCAAAGGCATTGCTAGACAGCAAAGGCATCGAATACGAAGAACGTAATATTATGCATGATTGGACAAAAGAGCAACTATTAGAAGCTATTCCAACTGCAAGAACACTACCACAGATTTTAGTAGATGAAAAGTATATTGGCGGATTCAATGAGCTCAGACAACACCTTAATTCTTAATGACCCCGGAGATGTGGTTATAGGTGGATCTTATTCATCAGACACTATTACTATTCCCAGTAGTTATTATACTACAACCGCTTCTAATTTGAACTATGGAAATATTACTATTAATAGTAACGGTCCGTGGAGTTCAGGATACGTAACCGCAGGAACAAATACACCTAGTCTACATGTCACTGGCGATGCAGAGTTTGAAGAAGACATTAAAGTAAAAGGTGTTAGTATTTTAAAAACCCTGGAAGAGATTAATAAGCGTCTTGCTATACTTGTTCCGGATCCTGAAAAATTAGAATACTTCGAAGCACTCCGTAAAGCATACGATCATTACAAAACACTAGAAGCCCTTTGTCAACTACCTAAGAAAGAAGCAGAATAAATGAATGTTAAACTTTTATCATATAGCCAACCAACCGACGAATTTAGATCTATGGGCATCGCAGATGCGCAAGAACTCATTGCGTATTGCGCCCGTGTCAGCAATCCCTCCAATCAACTCAACACAGACACATCAGAAAAACTCATCAGATACCTCATCAAACACCAACACTGGAGCCCACTCGAAATGGTCTCTGCCTGTATTGAAATTACCACCACAAGAGATATTGCACGACAGATCCTCAGACATCGTAGCTTCAGCTTTCAAGAATTCAGTCAGCGATATGCTGATCCTACTAAAGACCTGTCGTTTTTAATGCGAGAATCACGACTCCAAGATACCGCAAACAGACAGAACAGCATCGCAACAGATGATAAAATGTTATCAATCGAATGGGAACGTGCTCAAAAAAGAGTTATCTATGCCGCACAAAGAGAATACGAGTGGGCCATTGCCAACGGTATTGCCAAAGAACAAGCTCGAGCTGTATTGCCGGAAGGGCTTATCGAAAGCCGTTTATACATGAACGGTACACTACGTAGTTGGATTCATTTTATTGAATTGCGTAGTGCTAATGGAACACAGAAAGAACATCAAGAAGTTGCTGTTGCCTGTGCTAAAGTAATCGCAGAAGTATTTCCAATGGCCGCAACATTATAAATGTTATGTCCAACCTTTTAAAAGGTCGTGATAGTTACGACTCGACTAGCACTGGAGCATTAATTCCGTTTCTTAATCGGAACGTTACTCCGTATGCTACAGAAGCAGGCGGACCAAAGTTTGAAATGGTTCCTGTTACTAAACAGAAAGACTTGATGATCAATCATGCTAGGATGTATGCCCAGCAGGAATATGATCGCATTATGGAATTGGTTAGTGTGCTAGAAAAACAGGCACAACAAATTAAACGCAGACTAGAAATTACTGATGCTGTACATGGCGCAGTTTATCAGTTCCAGCCAGTGATGGGGAATAAGTACTGGTTAGTATGGGACAAGCGAAAGCAACATACCTTGCTAACACAAAATGGACCGGATGATTGGTCAAGTAGTGCTCCAGAGGACTACGAGTACATAACAAATGTCAAGTATATGGGCGACCATACTTGGTTAGAATTAAACGAAAAGGAATGATATGTTATTAAATTTAAAAAAAGATTTCTCCAATGGAGATGTAGTAAGCATTAAGCTAATTAACGGTGATGAAATTATTGCCCGTTTTGAAAGTGACGATGTTGACACAATTACAATTAGTCGCCCGTTGGCCTTGACTATGAGTGGCCAGGGATTAGGCATGATTCCGTGGGTGTTTTTAGGCAAAGAAGACTCTATTACGCTACGTAAGAAAAACACGTTTTTTGTAGTGGCTAGCAAAGGCGAAGCCGCAAAGCAATATACCGAAGGAACCACTGGGATTGCACTTAGTTAAATAACAGTATGGCAGAGCATATTTTAGTACCCGGTTCAATTACGTTTGACCTTGCGGCACCTTTTTCACAACAGGGTATCTATAATGCTATCCGTACTGCCTATCCAACTAGTCCGGAATACACAGTTGTAAGCATTGCTATTCCGCTGGTGTATATTAACTGTAGGGACTTTGGAATCATTAATCCTTTAGAAGAGTTGAAAAATGCGGCCAGCAGACTCTATACATATTTTATGCAATACTATATTCAACCAATATGGAACGCATTTTACAGTCTTTATCAAGTTCTTAAAAACTTAGGATTAGCAGTCTTAGACATCACCATTCCAATTTTTAATCTTACTATTGCAGATCTGTTTGATCCAAACATATATGATAGAGTGAAGCAGGCCGTCCTAAATCTTTACTACAGCGCAAAAGAACAGTTGTTACAAATTTTGGACCTATTGGGAATTAAGTGGCCTCCATTTGCCGGGATTGGTTCAATTGAACTTGAAATCGAGTATATTGTTGAAAGTATTGTAAACAGTCTATGGGGATTTGTAATCAAAGCTATTAAATCAGTTATTACACTAATTTCTACAGGATTAAAGTTATGGGAAGCAATTTATAATCAAAGTATTCCTACCTGGAGCCAAATCTGGGATGGAGCCAAGGATGCAGTACTAGGTTTCATTGCTGATCTACTGACTAATGTTCCAACTATTAAACAAATTGAAACTGCGATTATCGCATTTGCAAGAGCAATTTACGGTAGATTGGAAGTTACCTATCAAGAGATCATGGATGCCATGGCAAATTTTACCTTTTTAATTTTTGGAAAACCGTTTGACTGGACGCTTCCGTGGAACCCAAACATAAATGCTCCTGAGCTAGACTTTCAGAAGATGCTGAATTCAATACTAATTTATTGCAAAAATTTTATCTTTAATGTAATTAAATCTTTTGTAAATGCAGTACTAGCTGTACTGGAATTTTTTGGAATTTCGTTAGCCAATCTAGCAACAATTAATATTCCACTTACCTTTTGCGCTGTTAAAAACGAGTAAATAATATTATCCGTTAAGCGTACTTGCGTAACAAGTTCAGATTAGTATCAGGCGAGGATAGATCTTGACGGGCTCGTCAACTGATAGTATAATGTAAGTTATTGCTGTATGAAGCAAAGAGAAAAGTGTTCTGGACGGGGGTGCGAATCCCCCCAGCTCCACCATAAGTAC